CACTTCTTCAGTTTCTTGCCGGCTACCGCTTAAGTATGCGGTTTGCTACGGTTACAAGGGATTAGAGAACTATGAGGACTTATTCTTTTGCCCCGTTCCTTACGGATGCATGCATCTGGGCTAGTTCTTGACGAACCTGCAATCCGAGTTTTTTATCCGCTTCCGACCTCCAGAACCTTTTCAACAAAGTCCTCCAGGCGGGGAGCCTTTTCTTTTCGTAATTTATTTCCATTTTTTTTCTTTTTAATCTTTCTTGCAGAATGAATTCTGACAAGTCTTCTTTTTTATCTTCATCCATTTTTATAGGTTTCAGACGCCAGTCGTCTAAGATCGAGGTGACCCTAGACGGGACGGTGAGTGCAGTAAGACCCTCCCTGAACTTCCAAACCTCTCTTTCGAAGAGACTACGTAGCACGGAATCGCTCGGCATGTCCATGTCGGCGAGCTGGACCCCCGTCTCGGTCCATTCCGGAAGCCCCACATACGGCTCTCTGATTGCTTTCATCACTTCTTCAACCTTGTCATTTGGCACAAGGTAACGGCAAGACGTCCTCTTGTCTTCCGCGAGATTTTGAATTTTATCCTCATCCCACCACGCGCTTGGACGCACTACAACCTTGCCTGCCTTCTGGTTTTTCCACCATTCTTTCACATCGTCTAGAACGAAACGACAGCTCGTTCCCAACCCCCCCATGGAGGGAGGAAGGTGAGTCTTAAGTCGTTTTTCGATCAGCTTTCTCAGGGCTGCGCTCTCAAACAATGGAGACCTGGCGTACTCTTCCCAAGACTCTTCCGCAAATGCAGTTCTGCCATCCGTGATGCCGATAAGCAGGGAGGGTCTTAATATACCCACATGTTCGAACTCTTCTCCCCAGTGAGGCTGCTCCCTCCACCAGAGCTCAGAATTAACGGTGAAGGCCCACTTTGAGAGTAGGCTCTTCCCTGGACTGACGATCCCCCAGATGCTAGCAACCCCCCGTTGCCACCCGGCGCCACCATCTTCAGTCCCGAAGACAATATCGTCACCGTTAATTCCAAGAGGCTCCTTTGCAAGAGCCCTGAGAAGTTCGTTATTCTGTTTTTTTTCTGTTTTTATATCGAAGTCTGTTCCTACGGCCCAGGCGGTCAATGAAACGAGGCAAAGTATAGGAAATGACAAACAACTACCCATCAACTGGCCTCGTGTTTGCTGTCGAAAGTCTCCATCGGCAACCTTCAATGAGCTTCGGGTTGTGAAACTTTTCATTTCCTCACACTCTCCCTCTGAGAGTCCAAATAACCTCGCGACATGTTCAATACATATATCGGCTAGAGCGCCGTTAAATGTATCGGTGGCGCTCTGCAAGTCGCCACTACACACATCACTGTAATCATTCAGCCTCCC